TCACGTTTCAACCGGCGTTGACAGCTTCCACCACTGCCACCATCGTCTCTTCGGTTTGGCCAGCTCCACGGCCTTGGCTTCCTGCGCGTCTCGCGCGGCGCGCTCGGCTTCGATCAGCTCGCGCTCACGGACCGCGTCCGCCAGCAGCTTGTGGCGAGCGATGCAGTTGTCGTAGAGCTTCATCGCCTGCGTGTGGTTTTCGACCAGCGCCGGCAGTGTTCCGTCCTTCGCCGCCGGCGGGCGCGGGCACGGCGCCCGCAGGTCGGTCGGGATCGGCGGCGGCGGGATCGGCGAAGTCGCCACGGTTCGCGTCGTTCCAGAGACGCAGCCCGTCAGCATCAAGAGCACAGCCAGCCAGCTCAGGGCGGCTGCGGAAGTACGCCTGCCAGCGCGATCGAAGTTCGGCATAGAACGATTCCCCGTCAGCCTGTGCCGCCTGGTAGTCCTCTGAGATGCGCGCCATCCGGTCGGCGGCCGTCCGGAAGTCCTGTGCGGCATCCTGCAGTTGCTTGCGGTACGCCTCGGCCGTGGCCACGAGGTCGGTCTTTTCGCGCAGCGCCTCGCGGCCCTGTTGGAAACGCACGCCGCCGTAGAAGCCGCCGCCGACCAGCGCCAGCACCAGCAGGATGCTGATCACGACGCGGAGAGCGAGGGTCTGCGGGGTCAGCATCGTCAGAAGCTCGTCGGCCGCGCGACCGCGCGCGTGAGCGCCATGAGCCCCTGCTGCAGCTCCGTCGCACCGATCGAGATCCAGCGGTGGTCGAGGCCCGGCAGGTTGCGCATCTCGTCGACCAGGCGCTGCAGATGCTCGCCATGTGCCTTGATGCGGTTCATGAGCGCGATCTCGTCGACGGTCAGTTCGCGGTAGCCCGTGATTTGGCGGTGTTGGTTGTCCACGGCATCAGGCTCCCGGCACCGGGCACACCGGCGCGCCGGGCCAGCCGGCACGGTGGTAGGTGGGCCAGAGCACCAGCAGGATGCGGCTCACGTAGCCGCGGTTCTCCGCGTGCGCCGGCGCGCCGCGACTGCGGAAGCTTTCGACGTGGCCGAACCAGCGGTCATCATCGACGCCCGCCGCGCGCGCCAGACGCTGGTCGCGCAGACGCCAGCGAGTGCCGCCGTTGTAGTCGGCCAGGGTGAAGGCCCAGCGGTCACACTCGGTCTCGCCCGGCGCGCGCTCGTACAGCCAGCGGTCGTACCGCACGCCGCAGCGCATGCTCCAGTCCGGGTCCCAGGTGTCGACCGGGTAGCACTCGTCGTGCAGGGTCCCCATCCACTCGGCGGTCGCCGGCGTGAACTGCATCAGGCCCTGCGCGAAGGGACTCGCGGCGTCTGCCCGCCAGCGGGACTCCTGGTGGATCTGCGCGGCGATGCCGGCGATCGGCGCATCGAGGCCCCAGACGCGGGCGACTTCGCGCTCCAGCTTGAGCCGGTAGAGGGCGGCCACCGGCGGAATGCGCACTGGTGCCTTGCTGGCGCTGGAAGGCGGCGCCTCGGCGCGCGCCTCGGCGGACGTGCCGGCGACGATGGCCGCCACGAACGCCAGCGCGACGCCGATCGCGAAGAAGGTCATCGCGCGCACGATGCGCCGCAGCGGCGTCGCGCCCTCGTAGCGGTGGCCAGGCCCGAAGGTCGTCACGGCATCAGCGCGCCGCAGGCCATCGACACGCACATGATCGCCGCCTTGCGCTTCCAGGCGGTGCCCTGCGCGATCCCATCCAGCTGGCTCGGCTGGGCTTCCGGGAATCGCGCCCGGTCGATCCAGTCGCCCAGCCAGGCGAACAGCGCGAGCTTGCTCACGCCCCAGAGCGTCAGCCCGATCTTGACCGGCTGCAGGATGGACACGATCGCGAACGTGATCGCGAAGAGCACGAGGATCGGCTCGGCGCGCAGCCGCCCGGTGACCGCCTGCTGCGTGAGCACGAGGTTCTCGGCGAGCGCGCCGATGCGGTCATGGACCGCCTTGAACGCCGCTTTGAAGGGCGCCAACAGGCGCTGCCAGAGCGGGGGCTTCGGGGTGCTGGCGTCCATCGCGGCTCCTGTCGTAGAGGGGCCGGCTGGCGTCATGGCGCGCGCAGCCGGCTACGGCGTCCGGGGTGGGGGAAGCACTCGGTGCGCCGCGATGCGAGCGTAGGCGGGGCCGATCCGCGATCCGGATTCAGCGCGCTGAAAAGACGAAGCCCCGCACAGGGCGGGGCTTCTGGTGGGCGCGCGCCTCGGGGGCGCGGAGCGCGACGCCGAACCGTGGGCGATTCTAAGGGCCGCAGACAAACCGCAGCATGTGGTCTGCAATCGAGCCAGGCACCGGTGAAGTGAACTTGCCCGGTCTCGGCTGCGTCGCCTCTTCCGGTGTATCGCCGGTGCCGAGGTAACGCTCGACCCGGCGGCTGCAGTTGTACTGCCGAACCGCGTAGGTAACGCCTGACGATCCGTCGCGGCGAACGAGGGTGATTGGTAGCCCATCGATTTCGCCGCGGCTCACAAGGTAGTAGCTCGCACGCGAGTCGGACGGCACAGGGATTTTCGGCAGGCTTGGTGCCGCTGGCCGCGCGACCGCAGCCGCGGGGGCGGCTTGAGCCGGCGCAGTCGAGGGCGCGTTGGGAGATGAAGCACCGGAATCGGGGGCCACGGCGCTATGGCCGAGCCACCAGAAGAACACGATGACCGCCAGGAAGCCCCAGACCAGCGCCGCGCCGATGCTGGACTTCTTTGCCTTCGCTTGTTGCGGGGCGCTCGGCTGCGCAACCGGTGCTGGCGGCGGCTCGGCTGCCAAAACCGTCCCTCCAGCATCACGGCGAGCCGACAGGTAAGCCATAAGCCACGCTGATCGTTCGGCCGGGGGAAGCGTCGCCGCGAACTCTGACCTTTCGCGATCGGCAACCGCCGCTGCCTCCACCTGATCTGCGCCTGCGGCAACCGCCTCCTGGATCAGCCTCGAATGCTCGCGGGCGGCGGCGACGGGGTCTTGCATGGGCATTCCGGTGGTCATGACGCCCTCCTTGGGGTCGGTTGGGACTCGGACTCGAACAGCTTACCCTGCATGCGGTCGACGAACATCCGGCGCTGCTCTTCGAGGATCTCGTAGACCGACGCCACGGCCATGCCGTGCCGGCGGGCCAGCTCCTCGACCGGAACGCCCTGGGAGGCGTAGATGGTCGCGTCGCGCACGGCCCGCCGGATGGCATCGCCGCGCGGCAGGTAGACCGGCCGGCCGCCAAGGTATTCGGCGATCAGCACCACCCGCTCGGCGGCATCGACGGCCGCCCGGTCCGGGTCCATGCCGCGGCGCAGATTGAAGGCCCGGTGCAGCTCGAACAGTTCGACCAGGCGCTGCGGCCAGCGCGCCATCTCGCGCGCGGCCGCGCCGCCGCGCTCAACCAGCTCCAGCGGGTCGCACTGCATCGGATCGAACAGGTTCGGCTGGCCTGCCGTGCTCATCCGGCGAACTCCTTGCGCGCTTCGGCCTTCTTGGCCTCCGCCTGCTCCGGCGTGATCATTCGCAGGCGCACCTGGGCGTCGATGTCGTTGATGGCGTTGGAGAGCGCGAGCGTCCGGTTTATCGGCTGCGGCGCGCCGCCGGTACTGGACGTCCGGCGGCGTGCGCCTTCCTCCCGAGCGCGCTCGGCCGCGGCGTCGGCCTGGTCGGCCAGCCCGAAGACGACCTTGCGCAGGTAGTTGTGGTTCGCCATCGGGCTCTCGCGGCAGCCCGCCACAAGCTTCGGGTCGTTGAGCATGTGCTCGATGCCAGCTGCCCATTGCGCCTGCGTGGCCGGCCGGCGCACGCCGATACGATCGTCCGCGCTCACCGTGCCTTCGCCCACCAGCTCGACGAGCTGCTCCATCAGGCGCACGGCCTTCGACAGTCGCAGACGGTTCTTCGGCGGCGCGAACAGGCGCAGGTAGGCGATCGCCGCGCGGCCGAGCACGGGCTCAAGCCCGGCGAACAGCGCGGCCAAGCGCTTGGCGTCGGCGTCGAGCAGCCCCGCTTCGAGCGGGAAGTCGGTGCCGCAGGATGGGCAGATGACGTGCATGCTCAGTCGAAGACGCCGTGGTCTTCTTCCACCAACAGGTAACCCAGACGGTGCTTGTACTTCTCGCCTCTGTCCGGCGCCACGCGAACGACCAGCCAGCTTTCTCCCGACGGGTCGCCGAGCGGCAGGTCGTCGGGCAGGTTAGAGAGCGCGCGGCGAAGGTCGCCGACCGTCTTGATGTTGCGCTGCAGGTCCTGGAAGGTCGCCATCGCTATAGGTCCTTGAACGGGTCGTGGTCGTAGGAGGAGAGTCGAACGTTCGGCGATTCATTCAGCGCGAACGCCATGAGGCGCCAGTACCACCGCGGACGCCCATCCAAGACCCAACGCTTCGCGGTCGCTGCCCGCTTTCCCAGGGCTTCGACGATTTCGAGCAGCAAGGCCAGCGCGAACACGATGATGAACAGCGGGATGGTTATCGGCAGCATCGCGAGGTATCGCGGATTGAGCAGCGTCTTCTGGAGCCGCGAGCGTTGATCGGTCATTGGGTGGGGTCCTCAGTGCTTCGTATTGGCAGCGCGCGGCTTCGTACGCGACGGCCGCCGCTGCTCCGCCAGGCACGCCCGGCATGTGCCGCGCCAGCGGCCGTCCGACCAGCGCGAGTAGAACTCCGCGTCCAGCGGCCACCACGCCCGGCAGCAAGCGCACTGCAGCTGCGGACCAATGAGCGACGGCCGGGTGCGGCTGGTGATGAGCTGGGCGCGGTTCACGGACGCTTCCTCCTGCGGCTCTGCTGCGGGTGGCCGTCGACGAGGCGGTGCACCTTCGCTGTCGCTTCCTGCATCAGCTCGATGACCACGCGATCGATGCCGTGCGGCGTTGCCACCCGCTCGAACATGCTCAGCGAGATCTCGCGCGAGGCGCTTCGCTTGAAGGGGCCGACCTCCACCGTGACGCTCACCACGCTCCTGCACGCGAAGTCCTTGTCCGGGTATGCGTCAGCCACCGGCCTTCTCCCGCGCCGCGCGGCGCTTCGCGTCGATCGACAGGGCGGCGATCAGCCGGTGCAGCTGGTCGGCGTTGAGCCACTCGACCCGGACGGTGCCGAACATCCGGCGCGCCAGCCCGTGCGCATACCGCCAGGGCCGCTTCGCGTCGGCCAGCAGCGCCTCGATCTTGTCGACCATCGCGGCCTTCTCTGGCGTCACGCGGGTCGGCTTGTCGTCGGCCGCTGGGCGCACGGCGCGCTTCGCGCCCAGCCGGCGCAGCTCGTCCATCACCTTGTGGCGCTCGCGATCGTCCAGGTCGGCCGCACTGGACTTGCCGGTCACGCGCTGCAGGAGCGCGACGTAGACGTCGCGGGGCATGGCCAGCTCCTTGGCGGCGGCGTGGATCATCGCCAGGTGACGGTGGCGCTGCTTCGCAGCCTTATCGAGGCGAGGGGCGGTCATGCTTGCAGTTCCAGGAGCCCCAGCAGCCGGCGGCCCTTGCCGTTCAGCTGCGCGCCGAAGTAGGGCTGCTGCTTGTTGGCCGGGGGACAGCGTCGCGGCTCGTCGATGCGCACGAGTCCGCGCTCTTCAAGCCAACGAACGCGATTCGCCAGCATCCGGCTGTAGATGTCGCAGCCGTTGTCGAGGTCCCGCAGCAACCCGACCAGGTCATCCATGCTGGGATCCCGCGAGAACGCGGAGGGCACGGCGCTCATGGCCACAGGATCTCCAGCAGCGCGCGGCCGCGATCGGTCAGCGTGACCACGACAGCTTCACGAGCCCGGTCGGCGTGATCGACCCGGACCGTCTCGCGCTTCAGGACGCCGCGTTTCTCCAGCCAGTCTGCAGCATCGAGGATGGCCTTCTGCTCGATGCGGACGCCATCGCGCGCGATGTAGAGAAGCGCCATCAGATTGTCCAACTGCGTCGACGATGGCGGGCCGAGCCTCGCAGGGTGGAAGCTGATGCCGATCGGTGCGTTCACGGCGCACGCCCCTTCAGCAGCTCGACCGCGCTGCTCCCGAAGTTGCCCAGCATGTACAGCCCGGTGACCCACTTCACGACGTCGCCCCAGACGGTGTCGGCGATGCGGCCCCAGGCACACAGCAGGGTCGCGAGCAGCACGACTAGGATCGCGACCGCCACCTTTCGGCTGGCCCACTTCCGCTCGGCGCGCGCCGTCACCAGCACGCCCTCGACCGCCACAGCCGGCGCGCTCACCGGATCCTCCGGGAGTCGACCGTGCAGGCGCTCATCGGCGCCGGGGTGTACAGCACGCGCTGGCCGAGCGGCTGCTCGATGACGATGCCGCCGTTGGCAGGAATATGCGCATAGGCGACCCAGCCGGTGTCCAGGCCGATCACGTTGGGGTTGACCGCCGCGTCGGCCTGCTGGCAGCGCACGCGGTATTCGTAGACCGGCGTCCGCGGCAACAGCACCGCGATCAGGCCGAAGGCGACGATCGCGCCGAGCGCGACCAGGGAAGCGCGCAGGGACCGGCTCATCACTTCAGCCCCTTCGCGGCCTTCGCCGCGCGCTTGAAGTCGTCGCTGCCGGTGGCGGCCTCCGACGTGATGGCGGTGAGCAGCTTGTCGATCTCGCCCTGAACCGCGTCGACGATGACCTCGTCGGCGACGTCCGTGATCGAGCAGCCGATGGCCGCCAGTTCGGTGGCCGGCAGCGCCTTCACGGCTGCGGCGATGATGGACTCGCTGACCTTGATCAGCCCCTCGGCCTTGGCCGGAAGCTTCTTGCGGATCAGGTCGATCACGGCCTGCTCGTCGGCGTAGGTGAGCTGGCCGGGCTGCTTGCGCAGGCCGACCTTGATGCCGTGGAGCTGCTGGCTCTTCGGCTGGTCGAACACCGCGCGGTTGGCGTCGACCAGGGCGCGCAGGTGCTCGCGCGCGTTCACCGCCTGGTCGAGGGCGGCGATGATGCCGGGCCGGTGCTCCTCGCTGACGCGGGCGATCGCCTCGCGGACGTTGAGCAGCACCTGGCGCAGCTCGTCGCGGGCGCCGGAATAGGCGGCCGCGGCTCGGTCGATGGCCTCGAAGGCCTCCTGCTTCTGCTGTACGGCGGCGTTCATGCGATCTCCTTGGGTTGCAGGCGCCCGAGCGCGGCTTCGGCGCGCGTCCAGGCTTCGGGTTCGGTTTCGGCCAGGTCCTCCAGCAGGACCTGGTGGTCGTTGCTGACCGCCCAGCGCCAGGCGCTGTGGAAGCGCGCGACGCGGACCCGCAGGCGCGGCGCGACGCCGTAGGTCGTCTCGACGATGGGCAGCAGCGGGGTGTCCATCAGCCGCGCGCTGCGATGCAGGCGGCCTGCGCGCGGCGAAGCGCGCCCTGGGCAGCCCACACCTCCTTCAGCGCGTCCTTCGGGGCGTCGTGGTTGATGGCGTCACCCACCAGCTCGTCCAGGTCCTGCAGGGCGGCGCTGATGTGGTCGTAGAGCTGGTACGTGGTGGCCGGGCGCGCGGGCTTCGCGGCCGCCTTCGGCGGGCGCCCGCGGCGGGGCTCGGAGGCCGGCGCCTTCTTCGCCGTGCGCCGGCCACGCGCCGCCTTGGTGCCCTGCGAGCGCACCGGCTTGCCCTTGGAGTACTTCGGGTTGATCCGGTAGGCGTAGCGCCCGGTCGCCTTGTCGGTGACCCGGATCACGCCGCCGGCCTTGTGCATGCCGTAGAGCTGCGAGCTGACCGCGGCCGCGTCGAGGTTGTCGATTTTCTCGGCGATCTGCGCGCTGGTCAGGGGCTCGCTGGACTCGGCCAGCACGGCGCGGATGCGGTCCGCGTCCTTCACGACGGCGCTCACCGGCCACCGCCCGCGGCGGCGAGCCGCTGTGCCGGCCAGGTGATGGCGCAGTCGCCGAGCCGCGCGAAGGTGTGTCGCTGGCGCTGGCCGTCAACCACGGTCGCGACCGACTTCGCCCGCTCCAACGGCAGGTCCGGCGCGCGGTCGACCAGGATCAACGGCCCGAGGCAGCCATCGGCCTCCAGGCTGATGGACTCGACGACGCAACCCGCGTCGTTGAGGCGGTGCACCGCACCGAGCGCGGCGGTGAGCTGCTGGACCGCGCGCCGGTTCGGCGGGGCCAGCTCAAGGGGTTTCGTCTGCACGATCGATCTCCAGTCCGAGTTGTCCGTAGAGGTCAGGCAGCGCGACGCGCTTCATCGCCGCCACCTGGCTGAGGCTGGTCATCGCCCGATCGACCAGGAACCGACAGGCGCGGTCCAGGTCCTCCGGTGACGCGGCCCACCAGTAGCCCGCGTCCGTGGTGCTGCAGATCGGGTGGCCTTCGCGGCGCAGGTGCTCCACGGTCTCGCGGAACTTCCTGCGCAGCGCTTCGTCGTCCCGACCCGTGATCTCGCGCACGATGTCCTGCGCGCGTCCTCCGTTCGCTTCACCGAGCCGCCCGCGCAGCGCCATCAACACCGACCCCGGTGTGATCTCGCGGCTGAGCAGCTCGCCTTGCATCACGCAACCGCCTGCGGCTTCGGCGGCCGTTCGAGGCCCGCTCGAACGGCGATCGAGGCGATGTCGAACCAGGGGACGACTGCGACCTTCCCCGTGGCCTGGCTGTAGATCAGCACCCGCCGCGTGCCATCGTTGGTCAGCGCGGCATGCAGGCCGTCGGCGATCGCGCCGATCTTGCAGGCTTGGCCGAACACCAGCTGGGCGGCGTCGCCTTCGTGGATCTGGATGGGCTCGGTCATGGAGGTGTACTCCCGCAATGTGCCGATCCGCTACGCCGTGCGTATCGCTTCTGCGTGCGACGCTTGTCGATCGCAGAGACCACGATCTCAAGCCAAATGCAGCTCTTCACGAATCCGAGGTCCGACAGATCGGGTGACGCGAGGTACGTCAGCATCGAGTTGATCGCCTGATTGAAGTCTGGCGCGTGCATTGACTCTTCTCTTGCTACTTCAACTGCGGCCCCGATCAGTTGTCTTCGCAACTCGGTCAGCCACTCTCCGCGCTGAATCTCCTCAAACTCAGTGAGCCGTCCGGGGATCACCGGAAGCAACTCCATGAGGTCCCTCGTACAACTCAGGTGGTCGGTGTTCATCGCAGACCTCCCGCCATCCGCTTCAGCACCTCGATCAGCGACTGCGCCTCGGCGCGCGTCAGCTCGCCCAGCACCACGTCGACTTGGCGCCCCGCTTCGCGAGCCGGCAGCCCGGCGTCGCGGAACGCCTGGGCGTGCAGCAGCGTGATCACGTCGGTAGGCAGGTCGAGCCGCGCCAAGAGGTTGCGCACGTACTCGCGCTGGTTGCTGGTCGAGGGTCCGGGCTGGGCGCCCAGGTACACCGGCCGATGCTCCTGTCGGACGAGAGCGCTCATTCGCCGACCCCTTCGAGATCGCGCCACGCGGCCCGGATGTCGTCGCAGCACATCGGCTTGCCGTTGGTCGCCGCGTAGCCGGCGGCAAGCCGCAGCACCTTCGACATGACGCGCAGCGCACCCGGCTGCGCCGCGATGTCGGCCAGCTTCTGCCGGCACGCGCGGTCTTCGACGCCCCAGGCCTCGATCAGCCCGTCCACGTCGCCCTTCGTCGGACTGGTGAGGCGCACGCGCTTGCCGATGCGGCTGAACAGACGGTCCAGGTACGCGGCGCGGTTCGATCCGGTCATCCGCGTGTAGACGGCCTCGTTGCCGACGAGCGCCAGGCCGATGCCGCACTCGTCCTCTGCCAGCTCCTGCAGCGCGTCGTGGATGCTGCGCACCTGGTCGAGCGCCGGCACGCTCAGGTGCTGGGCTTCGTCGATCACCAGCAGCCCACGCGTGCCCTGCAGGCGATTGACCACAACCTGGTGCAGCGCGGTGGCGCCGCCCGCGACTTCGCGCACGCCGAGCGCCTTGCAGATCACCTGCAGGGCGGTCACTACGCTGCTGCTCGCCGGCATCATGGTAGCCACGAACACGTTCGGCGCGATGCGCTGGTACTGGCGCACGCCGCGGGTCTTGCCCAGTCCGGACCCGCCGTAGACCACCGCGACGTCGCCGGCGATCTGCGCGTAGCGGAGTGCCGCCACCACGCGCTCGCTGGTGGGCGTCGGCACGTAGCCCGGCGCCACCGGCAGCGCACTGTTCGCAGCGCTCTCGGCGTCGCGCGTGTCGATCCAGCGGAGGACCTTGACCTCGAGCGCGGCGTTGTCGCCGGCGTAGGTGCCCTTGATCCACTGGTTGAGCGCCGAGGGGCTCATCCCCGCCTCGCGCGCGATCAGCGCCTGGGTGAGTCGCCGGTCGAGCGACATCATCGCCGTCAGGCGCTCCCGTACATCGGCGCCCTTCGCGCCGGCCACATCGTTTCCGTCTGCCATGATACGTTTCACCTCGGTGGTTTCCCCGTTGGACTCCATCGCTCGCCACCGTCCCGGTTGCCGCCGGGCGGTGGCACCTGACCGCTACAACCGGCCCCTCTCGCGGGCGGCCATCGCCCGCTTCATGAACTCGTCCATCCGCATCTCGCGCGCCGTCTGGTCTTCCGCTGCGGCCTCGCGCGCGGCGTCGCGTTTCGGGTTCGGCACACGCCCGAAGTGGGGCGCAACGACCTTTGGTGTCGCGGCTGGTGCAGCGGGCGGAGACGTCTTGCGGCGCGCGGCTTCGTACTGCTGCGCCAGTGCGATCTCGGAAAGCTTTCTGGCCGACTTCTCCGCGTCGCGAAGGCTCTTGAGCCGCCGCTTATTGACCTTCGCGGTCTCGCGACTGGCCGACGTATCGTTGAACCCGCGCGAGGCCTGACGCTGCGCGCAGCAGAGATAGGTCCCGTGCAGGTCGTAGACGAACACGTCCGCTGAAAGGTTCGTCGGGTCGAAGTGCGCGACCACTCTGCGCCCCGCGTAATGCGCCAGCGCGTCGCTGTAGTACCAGTTCGCTCCGCCAGACCAGCGCCCGGCCTTGAGCGTGATGTGCCCCCTGTTCCGGTCGACCGTGACGGCCTCTCGACTGAGCAGGTACAGGTTTCGCTGCTCAGGAGTGCAAACCCTCATCGGCTCCGTGTTGGCTGCCACCGCCTGGTCCCACGCCTCATCGAAGCTCAGGATGCCGTTGCATGCCTCGGTGCGGCGGTTCTTCTGCGCGTTGTGCCGGGCGACCTCTTCCGCGATCACCTCGCGCAGCTCAGCGACCGTGATTGCTGTGGCCTTTGAGAAACCCCGGTTGACAAGCTTCGGATGTGTCGCCACCTGTTCGTGCAGCCCGCCGATGCCGAACGCGCGCTCGATCGGCTTGGCGCCAGGGTTGCCGGTCACCTTGTCCGGGTTGGTGAAGTGCGGCTCGATGTCCAGCATCTGCAGCAGCCCGACTCCGTCCTCGGGCCGCGGCTTGAATCGGTAGCGAACGCCAGCACCGGCCGTCATCACCTTGTTGGCCGCGACGCGGGTGTTGTCCAGGTAGACGTACTTGGGCTTGCACACGCCGAGCAGGTCGTAGGTCGCCAGCCGGAACAGGTCCGTGTTCTCGGTCTTGTCCACGCGCCATGCGAGCAGCTTGCGCGTCCGAACGTCCTGCCAGAACCACCCGGTGGCGGTGTTGATGACCTCTCCGTCTTCGAACCGCACCCAGAGGCGGTCGAACTTCAGGCCGTCACCGTTGACCGCCTCGCCCGGCGCGAAGTGCGACGCGGAGCGTTGCTGCGGAGGGGACATCTTGATCGCTGCGGCCGCGCCTTCGCGCTGATACACCTGCTGCTGGAGGCTCACCTCCGCATTCATGCGGCGCTGCAGCGTCTTCGCGCTGGGGACCTTCCACCCTTCGGCTTGGCAAACCTCGACGCAGCGCCGGTAGGTGGACGAATGCGAAGGCGCGGAGCGGCACAGGAAGTAGCTCTTGTACCAATTCCACGCCCGCGGATCGCACTCAGCGTTGGGGCGCCCAGGCCTGAAGCCGTCCAGCAACAGCTTCATCCAGTCCTGCTCGTCTGCGCCCTCGACGCGTTCGGCCCAGCGGATCATCGACCGCCAGTGCGCGCCCTTGAGGCCTTCGCTCCGCATCTCCGCCGCCACGATCTCGCGCGCGCGCATCAGCGGTTCACCGCTGTCGACGAGCGCGCGCACCGCTCGCAGCGCCCGCGCGCGAGCGAACGCCTCGTCGCGCCGGCGGTGGGTCGCCCTCTGCCAGCGCTCCTCTGCCGACCTGATCCTTTCCGCGAGCGCGGCTTGGAACGCTTCGTCTTCCGCGCGGGGCGACGGCACGCCGGGAGCCACTGGTTCCACCGAGGACTTGGCCGCCTTGGCGATCGCGTGGCGGTTCTTCAGAATGAGCGTCGCCTGGACTTCGCTGGGGAGCTTCGCCAGCGGGTACAGGCGCTGGCGGCCGCCGACCACTGCCTGCTCTTCGTATGGCCAAGACTCGCGGTTGGCGCGTTTTGTGGCGCCGCGGCGCGAGACCCTGAGCGCGTCGGCAATCTGCTTGAGCGTTACGACTTCCATCAGCAGCAGCACCAGGTCAGAAAACGCGCGGCAGCGACCGACGCGGAGTGGCGCCGGCTGGTCGAAAGCAGCGACAGAAAGCCCTGTGCTGCCGCGCTGGAAAGAGGACGGGGACTTCTCGCGGCCCCCTGCGCGCCGGTCTCTCCACGAGACAATGCCGTTGCAGCACCGGAAGCCCGCCAGGCATTCGTCACAGCCGCCCCCTGACGCGCGGCTTGAGCGCGCGGATGGCTGCCTCGGCCTGGTCGCGGATCTGCTCCAGCCGACTGAGGTCGTGGTGTAGTGCCTCTTCGCCGACCAGAAGACGCGCGCCGCGCACGTTGCTGAGCCACGTGGTGAGCGCGTGCGACTCGCACGCGACCTCCAGCGCAGGCACCAGGTATAGCGGCAGGTTGAACTGCTCGCGGCACTCGCTGGTGTAGCCGTCGAGCATCCACTTCGACACGTCCTTGCCGGTCAGCCGGGACACGTCGGCGGCGATCGCGAAGCGGTCGCGGTTCGCGGGCGCCTTGCGCAGCATCTCGGACAGCTCGTGCGAGATCGCGGCGCGATAGTCCATCGTGCCCGGCGTCGCCGGCGCCGGACGCGGCACGGCGAACAGGTCGGCGGTCAAGATGTCGCGCGCGCGGGTCATATCTAGGCGCCGCTCGCCGACTGCAGATTGCGCGGGCCCTTCGCAGGCGCGACACTGGCGACGGTCCCCTTCATGGCAGGGCGCCCGCGCTGGCGATTCGGCTTGCCGTCGGGCCCGTACCGTGAGGGCCAGATCTCGCTGGGGTGGGTCATGCCCAGCGCCTCAGCGATGATGGCCTCAGCGCGCGGGTAGGGGCGATGCAGGGCCTGAGTTAGCGCGCCGCTCGGCCCGTAGTTGTGCGCAACGCCGAGTTGGGTCAGAGACCACCCGCGCTTGTGGAGCGCGGCAATGATGTCCGCCTTGTGCCAGTCCGTCGGGGCTGGTTTTTTTTCCGCGCCGAGAGTCAT